TATCTCTGGGAGGAGAAAAAATGAATATATTTGTCACTGACCCATCAGCAGTCAAATCTGCACAGGTATTACCCGACAAACATATTGTCAAGATGCCATTAGAAACATGTCAGATGTTATCTATCGTAGCGTCAGATAAGTGGGGTTATGGTTTTGGCACATTACCTAAACTTGATGGTACACCATACAAGACAGAGCATGGTGCATTTCGTAATCATCCATGCACAATATGGGCACAGACTAATTTTACATGGTTGATTGTACATGGTCTTGCATTGTGTAATGAGTACACACACAGATATGGTAAGAAGCATAGTTGTCAATCTACTATAGAACATGCAGTAAAAATATTTCCACCTCAAGATTCTGATCCTACAGAGTTTGTGTTTGCAGGACCTGATGAGTTCAAGTATGATGACAGTAAAGATATCTTTACAAAATACAAAGACTATATTTTTTCAAAACCATGGGCAAGAGATAACTATCTACGTGACCCATCAAGAAGACCAGAATGGATGTGGTAAAACATAGGTGCATGGTCAATATGCCTGTGTATTCTATGCAGTTAGATATTGATAATGAAAAACTTATTGAGGACATACATCAACATAGGAAAAATTTTCCCGAAGGTGAAGTATCTAATGTAAAGGCATGGAGAAGTTCTTATAAGACTCATCAACAAACTAAAATTTTTGACCCATACATTGATAAAATTTTAGATGCAGTCGATAAAATAAGAATATCCGATCCTGAGTCTTTTAGTAAACTTGACATATGTACATACACTGTTCATGATTTCTGGGCGTTGATGTATGAAGAGGGTGATCATACTATAAAACATACTCACTATCCAATCACATGGGCATCTTGTTACTATGCGTATGCAGATGAAGATTCTGCACCCCTAAAATTTGACATGTTGCGAATCAAACCTAAATCTGGTACACTACTATTATGGAACGGATCTCTCTTTCATTCTGTCCCTGAGACAAAAGGAAAGAGAATTGGTATTTCTGCAAATTTGATTATTAAAGATTGGGGATGAGTGACTTTATATGGGTTGAAAAATACAGACCCAAGACAATTGATGAATGTATTCTACCTGAGAGAATCAAGAAAACATTCAATGACTTTCTAGCAAAAGGTGAACTACCAAATATGCTCCTATCTGGACCTCCCGGCATAGGAAAAACTACGGTGGCAAAGGCACTATGCAAGCAAATGGGAATAGATAGTTATGTTATAAACGGATCAGATGAAGGAAGATTTCTCGACACCGTGCGTAATCAAGCTAAAAGTTTCGCCTCTACTGTTTCCCTTACGTCAAGGGGCAAGCATAAGGTTATTATCATTGACGAGGCAGACAACACCACCCATGATGTTCAATTACTTCTTAGGGCAAATGTTGAACAGTTCTATAAGAACTGCAGATTCATTTTTACGTGCAATTACAAGAATAGAATTATAGAACCATTGCATTCTAGATGCACTGTGATAGATTTTAGTGTGGATGGTAAGGAAAAGCAAACTATAGCAGCACAGTTCTTCAAAAGATTGAACGAGATATTATCTTTAGAAGAAGTTACAGCAGATAAAAAGGTATTAGCAACAGTCATACAAACACACTTTCCTGATTGGAGGAGAGTATTGAATGAAGTACAGAGATATGCAGCAGGAGGAGAGATTGATACTGGTATATTATCTAAACTGTCAGATGTAAATACAAAAGAATTGATGGGATATCTTGAGAAGAAAGATTTTCCTAATGTAAGAAAGTGGATTGTTCAAAACTTAGATAATGATCCCAACACAATATTGAGAAATATTTACGATTCGTTGTATAATGTGTTGAAACCTGCAACTATACCACATGCAGTATTAGTTGTGGCAAAGTATCAATACCAAGGTGCTTTTGTTGCTGATCAGGAGATAAATCTTTTAGCAGCAATGACTGAAATTATGATGGAGTGTGAATTCAAATGACCAATCTCAAGACACCATTACGATATCCGGGTGGTAAGTCTAGAGCAGTTGGTAAAATCAAAAACTTTTTTCCTAATCTTTCTAATTGTAAGGAGTATCGTGAACCATTTCTAGGTGGTGGTTCTGTAGCATTACACATCAGCACTTCCTTTCCACACCTCAATATTTGGGTCAATGATTTATACGAACCATTGACAAATTTTTGGCAAATCTTACAAAAACAAGGTGATGAAATTGCGACCAGACTCACAGATATCAAAAGAGAATCCTCCGACTGTAGAATACTCTTCGAGGATAGCAAGTCTATTCTACATGATAGAGGATCTACCGATCTCGAACGTGCTATTGCTTTTTATATCGTCAATAAGTGTAGTTTCAGTGGTCTTACTGAGTCTTCATCTTTCTCATCTCAAGCGAGTATCCAAAACTTCAGTATGCGAGGCATCAGTAAGTTACCTCAATATAGTAAGATCATTCAAAAATGGACGATTACAAATGATGACTACGAAATCTTACTGACAGATCTTGTAAATGCATTTGTATATCTTGATCCACCATATGAGATAGATTCTAATTTATATGGTAAGAAAGGTAACATGCATGAGAGTTTTGATCATGACAAGTTTGCAGAGAAATGTGATCAAAGAACTGCTAAGATGCTCATATCATATAACTCATCACAACTTATTAAAGACAGGTTTAGTAATTGGTCAGTATCTGAATATGCTCATACATATACTATGAGATCTGTTGGTGATTATATGTCTAAGCAAAAAGAAAGAAAAGAATTATTACTTTTCAACTACAACAAAGAACCAAAAATAAAATTCTCATTTGAAGGATGCTATAACTATGACAAACTCAACTCATCAGGATTGACATGAATCCAGAAGAAGAAAATCCATTTTGGGGAGAACCCACTCCTACTGATTTGTGGGATGATATGAAGAAATTAAACGAGTGCTATGAAGAACTTGGGTGGACACATTTTGATTTTCTAGAAATTGCTATTGAAGATAATCATGTTACAATAAGGAACAAGTCAAAGGAAGGTAGATGAAACCCGAACTGAAGGATTGGTTGAACTCAATCAACTACAAAAAGAATAATTTGTTTGAGGATCCAGAGGTTACTGACTCAATGTATCCTGCATTCATAGTGAATAGATGTATGGCAGGTCACATGGATGCTGTGCTATATGCTAATGAGATGAATATATACAATTCTTTAGATAAGAGACTACAGTACGACTTTTTACTAAATATTTTACGATCGCGGAAAAGATTCTCTCCTTGGATTAAGAAGGAAGAATTGGACAATCTTGAACTAATCAAGAAATATTATCGTTATAGTGATGAAAAGGCAAAGCAAGTCCTCTCCTTACTTACCGAAGATCAGTTGAAATTCATTAGAAAAAAACTTGACACTGGAGGATTGAGATGAGTGTGGTGATTGAACCAATATACGATTGGTCACCTAGTAAAATGATTGAGGTTGCACTAGCGGAACCTGATGATTTTTTGAAAGTAAGGGAAACCCTGACAAGAATAGGAGTAGCATCCAGAAAAGAAAAGAAAATATACCAGAGTTGTCACATATTACATAAACAAGGTAAGTATTTTATAGTTCACTTCAAGGAACTTTTTGCTTTAGATGGTAAAAAGGCAAATCTAAGCGTGAATGACTTTCAAAGAAGAAACAGAATTGTGCAACTTCTATCAGATTGGGGATTGGTCAATGTAATATCATCAGATTTAGTTGAAGATATAGCACCATTAAATCAGATAAAGGTAATTTCATTCAGAGAAAAAGCAGATTGGAAGTTAGAAACAAAATATAATATCGGAAAAAGAAAAACTACACAATCTTCTTGATTTTGGGAGCATAAGAACCATCTGGTTGCTCATATTCTCTGTTATGAGTTATTTCATAAATTTTATCTGAAAATGGCGTGATTACCTTGTAGTCACGTTTATTTTGCCCACATTTTTTTCTACATAGTGGATCCTTGAAAGTCTTTATTGTATTCCAGTAACTTTTCCATTTTTCTGAATGTAAAAGATCATGTAGACTATCATAGTCATGAATATTAGGAACTGTATGAACGTCGCCCGGATGATAAAGTCCTCGTGTTGCGTTATCACCGACTGCTTCTTCATATGATGATGCCATCCAACAACATGAGAATACATTACCTCTTGCTGTAATAAAAAGTCTTTTCCTATCAACACATAATGGTTTGACCTTGCTGAAAAATTTTCTACCTATAATATGTGTCCCCGAACCATGCTTCACGTTTCGATTTGAGTAAATTGTATGAAAATGAAGAAAACCCATATTCTTTGCCATATTCATTGCAGTCTCTAATTGATGCTCATTCCAACTGAACAGAACCATAGACCAAACTGCCCATCCACCAGCATCTATGAATGCTCTAGCGTTTTCTAGCGTCTTCTCCCATACACATCTGTCTCTATAATGTTCATAAGTTTTTTTATCAGCACCATCAATAGCAAATAAAACGGGGTTATCACCTATTCTTTTTGCCAATTCAGTCCAGTATGAGGGATTGTGTGCAGAACCATTGGTAAAAAGTTTAACATCCACATTATTTTCTACTAAACTATCAAGTATAGGAAACAAATGTCTATTGGCACTAGCATCACCGTAGTTACCACACATTTCTATTGATTTTACGTCTGATGATATTATTTTTTTGATATCTTCTACTCTTAAATCGGTGTTGGTAACCCTACCTTCTCCATTTCTGGAACAATAAAGGCAAGCAGCATTACACTTATCAGTCAAATCAATCTGGATATCCGTCCATGTAATTTCGGATTCTACCATACATATAAAATGATTATCTATTATAATTATATATGTCGCCTTCGGGGACATTATTCACAGACGCTAAAGAGGTCACTATGTTTGACAACGGAATCACGTTGACAGTTGGAGATACACAAGAATATCTCAATAAAATAAGACGAAACATGATCGGATTTGACGATTGGATCAGCG